CACGGTTACCGCTGCGACTGCTGTATCGGATGCACGTAAGACCGATCGTACCAACTCGCAATTAGTGGCCCCGGCTTCTAACGACTTGCCTTTCGCTGTAGCTGCGCGCCAGTTGGCACGTATTGCACCGCTGGCGAACAACAACCCACCGCACGATTACGGTAGCCAGGACGCGAGCGGCCTTGTACCTGGTCCAGACGGCGACCAGTGGACCTACGCCGACCGCGACCAAGCGGTTAAGAAAGGTAGTTCTACAACCGAAGTTAAGGACGGCGTCGTAAACGTGTCCGATGTGGTTACCTTCTACCACCCAGACGGCGACCCCATCCCGGCTTACCGTTTTGTAGTTGATATCGTGAAGCTACAGAACATTATTTTTAACCTGGACCTTATCTTCGCTACGAAGGAATGGGACGGCGCCCCGTTGATTCCCGACGACCAGCCTACCATTAACCGCGACGCTAAGAAGCCTAAAACCGCCGTAGCTGCAGTAGCGTCTATGTTGGATAGTCTGGGGTTAAACGCTATCATTAGCGACCCAGAAACCGCAAAAGCTAATACCATTGCGGAAATTAACGACCAGAACCCTAAGCGTTTAGACCTGGTTACAACTGTTCAACTAAGCGGAAATACGAATATTATTTCCGTAGATTTAGAGTTCGGCTTCTTTTTCGGCCAGTCTCAAATCGTAGCTTAAGGAGATAATACCATGGCAGCCGTAGGCGGTAGCATTGAATCATTAAACCTAAGTGGTCGCGAATTTCCAGTCGCGGCCGACGCCGAAGCCCAGCGTAAGCTAGGGGGTTTCGAAAACGAAGTACAGGCGAACGGCAACCCGACAGCACGGTTAATTAAAACCCGTGTACCTTTGTCGTTGGACGGCGTAACCGTGGAAATTGACGACGACCGGGGAGACCAGGAGTTCTTACAGGAGCTTTCCGACCGTAACGATTTTTTCCCAGTCGCCATTACGTACGCCTCGGGTAATACGTACCAAGGTACGGCGCAGCTCGTCGGAGAAACCCAAGCCAGTAGCCAAAGTGCTACGGCGCCGGTATCTCTAATGGGACCTGGTATTCTTACTAAGCAGTAACGCCAGGTAAATAGGGTTTTTGCTGCGTGGGCGCCCTATTCCCTTGCCCGGTTCCGACCGGGGCGCGGCACCATTTTATAAAATAGGGCTAGACCAATGAACGATAAAGTAGTTAAAGAAGTTGCCGAGGCGGAATTCGACCGTTTCGTCGATTGTATGGACCTGGACGTCGACACGTCCGGTATGGATGCGGAAGACCTTACCGCTTTTAATAAGCAGAAAAGTCGTATTATCCGGGCTGTTCAATCGGGCGCACTCGTCATTAACGACGACGGCGAAGCCATTTACACACCACAACATAAACGCTCAAAGCATAAAGAGGCTATTACGTTCCACGAACGGACCGGCGCTTCTCTTATGGCTATGGACGGTAAGAAGAAAAACCACGACGTAGCTAAAACTTATGCGGTCATGGCGGATATGTGTAAAGTACACCCTAGCACCTTCGCGGGATTGGTAGGTACCGACGTTAAAGTCTGCGAGGCATTGTTCGCGCTTTTAATGGATTAGTCCGGGCGCAGTTGGTAAGGTTCGGGGAAAGTCGGGCCTTACTGGCTCGAGAAGGTGGTAATTACGGGATGCCGGTATATAGCGAAATGCTGTTACAAATATGTCGGGATTACGCCGGGTTACCCGACCCTCGGACTTTAAAAGTACGGGAAATTCGGTTTTTTTATGACGGTGTACGTAATGAATTAACCGAACACACTAAACCAAAGGGGTGATACATGGCGGGGCGTTTTTCAGTCGAGGCCGTTTTTAAAGCAGTAGACCGAGTTACGGCCCCCGTCTCCCGTATGCAGAATCGCGTAGGTAAGTTTACGCGCGGTATGGAACGCGGCCTCCGCAGTGCTAACAGAGCCTTAAATAAATTCGTAGGCGGCTTGGCTCGTGCCGGTAAAGGTCTTCTTAAACTCAGTGTCGCGGGCGTCGGTGTCTTAACCGCCTCCGTGGGCTTACTCGTCCGTGAATTCTCAAAAGTCGAGAACGCGGAGGCAGCATTTACACCACTTTTAGGCGGCGCGGAACGCGCGAAGCAGGCGGTACAGGCCTTAAACGATACTGCAGCTAGTACCCCTTTCCAATTCGAAACACTGGCTAGCGCTGCTAACCAGCTCTTACCCGTTATGAACGGGAATATAGAGAACACCATTAAAACGTTACGTATGCTTGGTGATACGGCCGGCGGTAACGCGCAGAAGTTAGACTCCATTACTCGAGGTTTCACTAAGGCCATGCTTAAAGGCAAGGTCGATATGGAATCGCTAAATATGATTGCGGAAGCTGGTGTCCCTATTTTTGGCGACCTGGCCGCAGTTATGGGTACCGAGGTTAACGAAGCATTCTTTAAAATGATTAGCGCCGGCAAGGTGACTACTACCCAGCTTACTAAAGCATTCGAGAAAATGACCGACAAGGGTGGCATATTCTTTAACGGCATGGAAATCGCCAGTAAAACCACGTCGGGCTTATTCTCAACACTTAAAGATAATATCTCGTTAACGGCTGCCGAGCTTGGCGGAGTACTTGCACCGACCGTTAAGGAGCTGATTAAAGGCGCTACGGACGTTGCCAAACGTGTACGGGAGTGGGTGAAAAATAACCGCGAGCTTATATCGGACAAATTTACCAAATTCGTAGAGAGTGCCAAGTCTGCTATATCGGGTTTTATTGATACGCTGCAAAACATGAATAAACAGCATTCAATATTAGACCGTCTTGGCGAAATTATAATCGGTATTTCTAATGCGTTCCGGTTCCTGGGTAAACATGGCGCTACGATTCTTAAGTTAATAGCCGTAATCGTGGGCTTATCACTGGTGCTTAAAACACTTATCGGAATTATTACTATTGTTAACCTGGTAATGGCAGCCAACCCCGTTAGTCTTATTGTTATCGGTATTGCGGCACTTATCGCAGCGGTGGCCGCGCTTATTATCTGGTGGGACGACCTTAAGGCGGCGTTTTTTAGCGCTGGTAAAGCAGTCGATTTTATCGTCGCTGGTATCGCTATTGCCTTGGGGCCTATTGGAATGCTGATAGGTGCGGCGGCGTTGATAGTTAAACATTGGGAACCTATTAAGGAATTTTTTAAGACCTTGTGGGATGGTGTCGTTAGTACATTCGATGCAACGATTAATAAAATAATGGGTATTGTTGACCGGGTTAGAAATGCAGCGGCGGCTATCGTCGATACTATCTCTAACATAGGTGGGGGTGTGGCCGACTTCTTCGGGTTTGGAGACGACGCAGAAGAACAACAGCGCGCCGGCGCCACTGGTCCACAAATTGTAAGCCCGCAGGACCGCGTAGCGCGTAGTATCGAAGAGAAACGTAATACGAGTACGGCGGAAGTAACTATTAAAGACGAGACCGGCCGCGCCGAAGTAACCGACGGTAAACTCGGTAACGGGCTCGCCTTACAACGTACGGGTACTATGTAATGGCATGGAACGATAGAATACGCGAAGCTGCCTATAACTCGCCCTCCGGGGCGCGTTTTGCGTTTGATTATGAGAACGTAAGCCAGTCGATAGAGAAGAAAACAACCGCCTACGACTTTCCCGACGCCGACGGCACGTACGTACAGGACCTTGGTAATACTGGTCGTCGTTATCCGTTGCGTATGTTCTTTTGGGGAGACGATTACGACCAGGAAGCGGAGGCCTTCGAGGCTGCGCTACTGGAACGCGGTATCGGCAAATTAGAACACCCTATCTACGGTGTTAAAAATGTTGTTCCGTTCGGTGTAATCACACGTCGCGACGACCTTAAAACAGCCGCTAACCAGGCCGTAATAGACGTTACGTTCTGGGAGACTATCGACTTACTGTACCCTGCAGCGCAGAACGACCCGGGTAGTTCGGTATTATCTGCTGTCGATGAATTTAATAACGCTTTGTCCGAGCAATTCGACGAAGTGCTTAACACCGATACAGCGTCGCTACGTGCAACTTTTAAGAATAACTATACGGCGTTGCTCGATACCGCAAAGGACGGCTTACAGGCTGTCGCAGACGTGCAGGACAACGTACGTACGCAGTTCAACGCGATAAACGACTCCATTAACCAGGGTATCGATATTCTCGTCGGACAACCTCTTACGCTGGCTTTCCAGACCACCCAGCTAATACAATCGCCAGCGCGAGCCCTTGCAAGTATCCGCGACCGATTGAACGCATACGGCGACCTAGCTAATTCAATTATAAGCGGCGACGGTGCGGTCGTATCGCCTGGGCTAGACGCGAAGAATTCTAACCAGTTCCACACCAACGACGTTTACGCCTCTACGTACGTAACCGGCTCCGTGGTCTCTACTGTAAATAATCAGTTCGTTACCAAAGCCGAAGCCCTGGAAGCTGCCGAAATAGTCCTTACTCAGTTGGAACAGGTGACCGACTGGCGCGACGAGAATTTCCAGTCGTTAGACCAAGTGGATACGGGCGAGTCGTACCAGAAAATGCAGGAGGCGGTAGCACTTTGTGCCGGCTTCCTGGTGGAGATATCGTTCTCGCTTAAACAAGAGCGTAGTATCGTATTGGACCGCCCACGTACCATTATCGATTTAGCCGCAGAGCTTTACGGCGAGGTCGACGAACAACTCGACTTTTTAATTAATACGAATAATTTATCCGGGTCGGAAATACTAGAACTACCGAGAGGGCGCGAAATTGTCTACTACGTATAACGTCGTAGCCGGTGATACTTTCGAGCTTATCGCCAGGAAGAAATACGGCACCGAAGTAGAAGCGGACCGAATCGCCCGGGCAAACCCTGGCGTAATGGAGCCTCTAACGGCCGGTACGCTTATTGTAGTGCCGGTGCTTCCGTCTGCACCCCGAGACCTGCAAACGACGGCACAAGCCAATACGGACAACGAGGTCGCTATATTAATCGAAGGTACGCGCTTCCGTTTCTGGGACGGCGTACGTATTACGCGCGCTATCGATACTATCGATGCGGTAGAGTTCGGTACGCCTTTCGAACCAGAAATCCCCAGTTTTAGGGAAAATTTTAGACCGTTTACTTACAAGTCCGTCGACGTAACCCTCGGTGGTACCCCGTTTTTCACCGGTACAATGCTTACCCCGGTACCAGTGGTGCAAACAGACGGCATTATCGCTAGCGTAGCCTGCTACTCGTTGCCTGGTGTGCTTAATGACTGTACACCGCCCGCCAGCTCTTACCCGCTGGAATTCAACGGCCAAGGTCTGCAGGAAATAGCAACGACATTAGCCGGCCCTTTCGGTATATCGGTAGAGTTCCAAGCGGACCAGGGCGCCATATTCGAACGCGTGGCTTTAGAGCCCGGTAAGAAAGTTCTATCGTTTCTTGCAGAGTTAGCCAAGCAACGTAATTTAATTATCGCCAGCACTCCGCGCGGCGGTTTGATATTCTGGCAATCGGTGGAACCAGGCAGCCCAGTTGCTACCCTGCAGCAAGGCAGTAGTCCGGTAATGTCCGTAACGCCTTTCTACGACCCCCAGGAATACTACAGCCATATAACAGGCCTGGAGCCGGTTATCGTCGGCGCCAATGGCTCCCAATTCACCGTTAAAAATCCACGGCTGCAAGGTGTTACGCGCCCCATGACGTTTACGCCCCAGGATACGGAAGGGGGCGATATTAAGGCGGCCGTCGAGGCTAAAGCCGGTCGTATGTTCGGTAACATGGTTGCTTATTCGGTGCGTGTATCAACGTGGCGCGACCCCCAGGGGCAACTATGGGAACCTAACACGACTATTAAATTACTGGCGCCTGGTGCTATGATTTATAGCGAATACGAATTCGTTATCCGGTCGGCTCAACTTGAACGCGACGGCAGTACCGAGACCGCTACGTTAGACCTGGTTATCCCTGGCTCGTTTAGTGGCAAGGTTCCCGACTCGTTACCATGGGACGACGCCGGTACCGACTTAATAGCGGGTTCTCTGTCAATATTAACGGGGTTAGTGTAATGGGTAGAATAGCCCGCTTAATTTCATTCGTACGAGCTACGGCGGGTACCGCGAAGACCAGCGACGTTACAGTCGATAGGGGAGGGGCCGACAACCGTACCCCGCAGCATTTTAGCGACCCGGGCGACGATTCTTTCCCATTGCCCGACGACTTCACCCACTTGGAAGGGCAGGCCGGCACCGGTAGAGACTCGGTTCTCGGTTACGTTGACCCAAAGAACGAACAGAAATCGACCGCCGGCGACAAGCGTATCTACGCCCGCGACCCAGCAACCGGCGACCAAGTCGTCGAAGTGTGGCTTAAGAGCGACGGGAGCGCTACGGTAACGACTCCTATGTCGGTGTTCGAGTGTTTAGCAGACGGTTCTATCGCTGGTACTAATGGTAATGGCGACTTTGAATTGCAAGCGGGAGGGGATTTTGTCGTAAATGGTGTTACTATTGCTACCGACGGTACTATAACCACACCTACGGCGGTTAATTCTCCGTCCGTAGTAGCTAACGGTAAAGAGCTTGCAGGCCACAACCACCCGGCCGGTACGCCTCCGGGGAATACAGGACCTAATAACTAATGGAACAACAAGGCGACGTTTTACTATTTCAAACCGACGACGACGGCGAAATTATTGTCGAGAACGGTATTGTAGAAATGTCCGGCGGCTTGGAAACGGCCGCTTATTTGTCATTGTTTGGCGGTAATGAAGACGACGACGGTAGCGACGATAACGCGCTTACCTGGTGGGGTAACCTGGACGAAGTAGACCCGGTGCGCCAGTATCGTAGCGAGACCCAGAATTTACTACAATCAATACCGGCCACGACCGGGAATTTACGCCGAATAGAGGACGCAGCGAACCGCGATTTAACATGGTTTGTAGAACAGAACGTCGCGTCCTCCGTAACCGTAGAGGCGACTATCCCAGGAATTAACCGGGTTAAAATAACCGTGAAGATTGAGGCCAACGGCGTAGAGTCTAGTTTCGACTTCGTAG